GCTTCTGAATAAAGTTCATTGAACCCTGGATTGCCTTTGTGTCGGTAGTATTCGTCAACATCGTAAGAGCAGCAATCATCGGGGTTACACTCTCGTCAGGGATATTTCCTGTTGCTTCTGCAAGAGCATATCGTGCGGCACTTTGAGCTATGCGTCTTCTGATTTTCCCTGCTGATTTTCCACGACCAAAACTAGGCATTTTACCGCCCATGTTGATAGTTTTTCCCCATACGTTAACTTCTTCTTCGGTAATATTAACATCGTCGAGTTCTGTATTATTTATTCTATTATCAAGAGCGATTACATCTTTATGATCTTCTCCAAGTTTTTCTGCTAACTCGTTACGCTCAAGGATCATTTTCATTGTTGGACTTGGCGAATATGTTGGATCATCTTCTTTCAAGAAATCGGCGAATCCCTTATCGGTTAAACTCCTATCATAATCTTTTCCTTTTGTTGTTCTTGTATCTTTCTGACCATTACTTTTGAGTTTTTGATTGTATGCTGCAATCTCATCCGAACTTGCGTTAGGATTATCTCTAAGAAATGCAGCCATTGCTGTTGTTGGGGATTTCTGCTGCTGTCCCTGCTGTGGAGCAGTCTGAGCCATTTCATTTAATCGCGCTCTTACTGCGTCCTCTCCTTCATTCTGCTCAAGCTCCCTAAAATATGATTTCATCTTATTTACTTCTGCTGGCGATTTCATCAATAGAGCAGACATTCGGTCTATGCCTTCTTCATTTGCCTGAACAACAAAACCTTTGGGTGCTTTAGATGCTTCAAGGGCCATTGCTTGCCCAAGTTTAATATGTTTTCCTTCCTTTTCTATTTCGCCTTTCTGTAATTCTCTAGCAATTTCCTGGTCAACAGAGGCTATCTCAGGTAAAGCAGCACCGATATTACCTTGATGTTTAGTCAGGATTCCTTGGATAGCTGTCTGCTTCTCGTCAGCGGCTCTGGTTCTATCCATGCCTAGCTGATTAACCTCCTGATTAATCCTCATTCCTTTCATCGTTGTACCCTGTGCCATACCTTTCATAAAGTTCTGACCAGCGTTGCCAAAACTTTCGCCGACAGCAGCAGGAGCATTTGAGTTTAATAGATTGTAATTAACTGGCATGATTATACCCCCCACTGATTAGCACCATAGCCGCCACCGTATTGACCGTAAGTTGGAGGTGGTGTCTGTTGCTGATTATAATTACCCCAACCTCCACCGTAATATCCACCGAGCATATTCATCGCGCCTGAGATTGAATTACCCCAACCCTGATAAGCACTGGCGTTTGCATTAGCTCCAGCAAGAAGCGCATTACCTTGATTAGAGGCAGAGTTCATTGCCAGATTACCTTGATTCGCTGCGTTAGCAGTATATAAGCCACCTACCGCTCCGGCGTTACCGACAGCAAGATTGCCTAGATTGTTCGCATTATTCATGGCTATGCTGCCCTGAGTACCGGCATTTTGCATTGCTATATTTCCAGCGTTATTCGCATATTGTATTCCAGAATTACCGAGAGAACTAGCGGCTGACATTCCAGCACCGGACATAGATGCTAATTGATTATATTTAGTAGCCTGTTCTCCTACATATCGGCTATAAGCGTTTCCATATTCTGCCGAGGCCATATTTTGACCGAATCGAGTTATCCCTTTCAGCGCAGAACCAGAAAGAAGATTACCACTTGCCGAAGCTGAACGATCAAGCGCCTTAATCCCTTCTGATAAGCGAAAACCATATCCAGGGTCTTCTTGATAATCCTGCATTGTAAAGTCTCTGCTCAGATAGCCAAAGTCATTATTACCACCACCTTGCCCTTCAAAGCCAGGTAGTCCAATTCCGTAAGCAAGTTGGTTCTGTGCAGTCTTGCCTTGCTCTATCCAAGGAGTTACATTCTTCTTTAACTCACCCCATTGTTTCTGCTGTATATCTGAAGCATATCTAGCAGCTTCGGAAGCAGCGTCAGAAGCATACTTGCTTGCCTTTGTGCTTTCTTTTGAAGCGTACATGGTGGCGGCAGACATCATTCCCGCAGCTTGCATAGTCGCATCTGCGCCATATCGAGCAGCTTGCAGGTTAGCGTCAGTGCCTAGCTGAGCCGCTTCTGAAGCAGCATTAGCCTGCGCTCCTGCTGCTTTAGAACTTAAATATGCCCCTCCAATAGATCCAACTACAACCGCTCCAGCTACAAAGTAAGCCATGTCATGTCTCCATTATATGTTTTTCTGCATTTCATCGTATTCTTCTTCAGAGATAGTAAACAACTCTCTCATCTTACTTATATCTGTTTCTTCTGTTGGATGAACATTAGCAAAGCTCACATCTTCATGGCAATAAACCAACTTCTTTATATATTGTTCTGACTCAAAAACACAAGGTGCGGTCATCTTTGTAACACCACTACCGTCTTCCATGAAAACAGATACAGAACCTTTCAGAAGTATATTGCACGTTTTGTATCTATGTCTTGCGCCTGTCAGTAAAGTATATTTAGGCATTGAACAAGTCCTCACATATATACCAGCAAAGAATTCATGCGTTGTTTCATGTGGAGCTTCAAGCCACTCTTTTTCTGCCACTTTTTTAACAATCGCTTTTTCAACGTCAATAACCTTCAGGTCTTGTTTCGCAACGTCAAAATTTCCGTTAAAAATATCTGGTAGATTAGTTGTCATAAGTAGCTATTATCTCGTCATTTGTTGGTGTGTTCATACCAGATGAGTTCCATGCTCATTTGTAGGTTATCATCACCAGTATTATCTCCCTTTATTCTAAAATAATAGGTTGTATCAGCCTTTAAGATATATTCATCGTCATGTGCATGTCCATCACTTGCGGTTTCCCCTTTCTTAGCCCCACCTATAACCTCTGTATGTAATACAGTCCCATCAGCAGAAATCGGTGTAGCATCTCCATCAAGTATCAATGTTACCTGATTTGCCACTGGAGTCACTCTTACAGATGATACGATACTTTCTTTAGTTGAATTTCTGTTTCTGTTTCTTGGCTCATAGAAGTTTGTAAGGTCTGGAGCTACATCAACAGTTGGCCCTTCTAGTATATCAAAGGTAGCCTTTGCTCCCATATCCACGCTATAAACAAGATGACACCACTTAGTTCCAGCGGCAGTTGTAAATAAGCATCCCATCTCTGTGGCCTTACCTACTGCCGTATCTGCTAAATGAACACAGAAAGTAGAACCACTATGAATTTCATGGTGGGCGTAGTCAGTTATATTAAAAGCATTAGTAGATGAATCTACCGCATTTTCAAATATCGTTATACTTGCATCTTGTTTTTCTTCTGTCGCCGGATTTATCGTATTCCCGTCAACGTCAGAAAGTCGTGTCTGTTCCCAATAACTCATATTATTACATAGCCTCCAGAGATAGGAAGAAGCTGCATAGTTGACCATCTAAAATCAATAGTAAGAAACGCTTCATTTATAATTGTCTCTCCTGGTTGCGGCCGTACCGTCACAACTCCTGTTCCAGCGTTCGTTATGGTCAAGACACTTCCTCTTTGAGCGGCAGTCTGTAGCGTAATTGTTGGACTTCCGGCACAGACAATATGTCCAATTCCTTCGTAAGAAGTAAAATTCTCTCTAGTCGTTTTAATCGAATTAGAAAAACTACCATCTAACGCTTCTCCGAATTGTGTTCCGGTAAGTAAGAATCTATACCATTCCCTAGCAATCTCACCTGTTCTAAGGTTAAGAAGTGGTACTCTTGGGGCTGGTATCTGAGTTGTCACGATGCAGCACTTGAGCTTTGAAGTTCTGCTCCCATTATTGTTATTGAATTAGGGTCAGTTCCTGATAGTTCATAAACTCTATCTCTTGACTGTCCTAGCCTTCTCCAGACTACCCTGTGTAATCTCTTGCCAAGTCTACCTAGTGATTTTATATGCGTGTTGCTCCATGTATGTCCACCGTCATCAGACCATTTAAGCATTACCGCTGAGTCTTCTCCCTGCCCAGCATTAAGCCCTACTCCTGCTTCACAATCTAACTGTAACTGGTGGTGGATAAGTCTGTTTAAAGAGTTCTGCCCAGTAGGAATAGCTCTCCACGTTCTCAACCATTTCTGTATCTCACCATTATCGGCATAAACATCTAAATCAAATGTGTATATGTTCCCATTAGAACTATCACCTACATGGACTTTATTATTGAATACCATCTGCGAACGGCTTCTGTGCCTGATAAATACTCCGTTCTCAAAACCTGCCCGTTCATGCCATAGCTCTGTAGATACGTCAAAGCAAAAGGTTCTGTTCTCTGTAGGAAAGGTCAGGACGTAGAAAGAATGGCCTGCCTGCTGATAACTATAAGCCTCTGCATCTGAAACAGTCGTGAAGCCCTGTATTACCCCTTCTATTGAATGATTGGAAACTCTCTTGCCGGAGTATCCATCTGCTCTGTAAACCATCCCTATACCCCTAGCATCTGACCCTAGCCAGAATAAAGAGTTATCCAGCTTTGCTATTGAATATGCAGACAGACAACCTGTTTCTATAAATGCTCCAGCGATACGAGTTAATGGGAAGTCGAGCGCACCTGAGTTAAAATAAACTTCTACCGAATCTTCACCAAATGCCCATACTTCACGATGCGATACTTTCAACGCTACGAGGTCATCCGGATTACCTTCTGCACTTGAAAATTCTAATGGGTCTATTGCTGTACCATCTAGCAGACTCGTAACCCATAGCTTCTGGCTATCCGGCTCATTGAACGTAAAATAACCGTCAAGATAATCAACGGTAACAGCGCCAGGAAAGTCAGGGTCAGTTATCTGTTTAAATTCTGCCGTAGAAGTATTATAGACAAACCCGTTAGGATTACAGGCTAGAAATATCTGTATCCCGTTGGAAGACATAGAAACAGGGTCAGTGCCGGTTATTGCTCCGAGAAGAGTCGTTCCATAAACAGAATCAACTTTATACAGTTCTAATCCGGAACATACATAGGCATAACCATCAACTACAAGCTGTCCTCTATTCGGCCCTGATCCTACAGTTACTTTCTTTGTCAACCCGGGACAACGAGACAAAAAACCAGGTTCCTTTCCACCTTCAGAAATCATCTCAAGGTATAGGTTCATCATCCTGTTATAGCCAGCGTTAGAGCTTCTAGCTATATATTGACCTCCGAGTATCGCCGTTTTTGCCATAATTAATATCCAGAGAAGATGTTAAACCTTCTGCCACCAACTAAGTGAAAAGGCATCTCCATTACGTCCATCGGAGAGTTAATTGCCTTCAGGCTTCTTTTTGAAGTTACTGCAATCCGCTGTGTCGTGGAAGGTGGAGTTATCCCAAATTCAGGGGCCATTTCAACTGCTAGATTATAGATTGTCGCTCGTCTATATCCGGGAGGGAATACAAGTTCAGTGGTTAAATCGTCTACCTGAGTTAATTCTATAACAGAGATTAAATGAACTTCTATTGCTGCGGTAGGAACAGGGTAAATAGTCAGTGTAGCGTTCGGCATCGTTGGCTCTGACCAGAGATAATCAGGATGAGAAGTAGTCGATGTCTTTAAGGCTATCTCGTTATACTGTGATTCACCGATTAAGGTAAATGGATAGCTGATAGTAGATTTAATGAAATAACTTGAATCCATCAATCTAACTGGTCTGAGTCCTGTGAAGTCTCCAGACGGGCCAAGAGTCCTACTTGCCGTACTCGCAGGCCAGGTAAACGTCTGGTCTTGAGTAGCATAGACCATAAGCCTATCTGCTGACCATGAATCCAACATAGTATTATAAGCCGACCTTGCATCTTCAGCTTCAGATGCAGATAACGCTTCGCCAGATGCAATCAGCCCTCCACACTTCCGTAAAGCTGCCTTAAACAATTCTCCAGATGTCATGCTAAGTCTCCGCCAGGCTGTTCTCTCAAAAATCTATGCAGATTCCCAGGATAGGCTTTATCTGCCGAATGATGTGTAATATTTAAATCAGGTACAGTCCAGAGCTTGTTACCCGTAGCTAACCAGCGTCTACAAAGGGCATAATCTTCTCCGTACCATACGCCTTCAAAAGCCCCATGATTAAACAGGTCAAGTAAAGGAGAGTGTTTTTTACCGTAAGTTAGTTCAGGATAGTTGTCGTACAATATGTTTACTGCATCTTCTGTTACCTTCAGGAATCCGGCTGGGGCAGAATAGGTTGAGATTGCTCCATCATCGCGTACTTCTGGAGTCCCCTTACCATTAGAGAATAACTGCCCCATGTATTCCTCTTCGTCTTTCTTGAATCTATACGTGCCTGCGACTACATCGCCTTCAGCTTCTATCAATTTAATTAAATCTTCTGGTTCCCATGAAACGTCATGGTCGATGAATATAACTATATCTGCACTTACATCTAACGCTTTTCGTAGCATTGTTGCCCTGGCATTGCTTATGTAAGGACTTCCTATCTCTGATACCATCGAATGATCGTAACGACTGTCTAAGAGCGTACAAGAATCCCTAAGACTATCTAGTGTTGCCTGATGAGGTTTCGTTATCGTCGGTATACAGAAAACAACCTTTTTCATTTAAAGCCAACCCCCATTATATCGTATGGAGAAGGAAGAGAGGTATCTACCTTGCTAAATACTTCTTCCATTTTTCCCCTTAATGTTTCTAAGGTGAATCCTGTTTTATGTGCGTAATAATGGTTTGATTCTACAAGTCTCGCCATTCCGTAATACATATCTTTTCCAGTTATAGGACCAGCTGGACTATCGTACAAAACTGTATCGTCACATTTTACATCAGTTAAATTAGGTACAAATATTATTGCATGACCACCTTTCTTTAAAGCTCGTTTAAACTCTGATAGGACTGTATGAACTTCATGGTCATAAACGTGTTCTAGGGAGTGGCAACAGTATACCATATCGAACTCGCCAATATCTCCCATGTCTAAAGAACTAGCACATATATCAGGAGATACGTCCGAATCAATGTCCAAACGTATCTCCTGATAGCCTTCGATAAAGTCTGGTAATGGTTCGTAACCACAACCTACATGAAGGCAGGTTTTCATTATGCTGTAGCGTAAATGCCAAGACCGATCAGGGTCTTTTGAATCTCATGCACAGCAGCCAACTGCGTAGCACCAAAACTTGCTGAAGATGCAAGTCCGGCAGTAGCATGAACAGCAGAGCTATAAGGGCGTTGAATAACGGGAGTTGCACCGTAAACACCAACCTTTGCTGCCGCTGTTACTCCAACAAGTGCAGAAGCTCCTGCCGGGGCTATTTCAATAGTACAAACCCCAGAGCCAATGTTAATGTCTTGAGTAGAAGCACCTACGTTCAGGTCTTCTTCGGTATTTCCATCGCCTACTTGGTATCCATCTCCTACTTTTGGAATTGCCATTTTTTTACTCCTTAGATGTTACCGTCCGTTGCAAAAGCATCAGGACGACTTAATAGAAATTTATAAGTTCCAGCAGTTGGCGTAACTTCACCTGCTGTCGGATTGTTAAAAAGTACGGATAGTGTATTAGCAGCAGATACTCTTGCGCTAACAGCGGATGTCACAGTGTCTATCGCTGCATCCAGGTGAAACGAACTCACTATATCACCTACCAAAAGCCCGTTAACCGTAAAATCCTGCTCTGCGACCACAACGGTTGCAACAGCAGCGGGGGTGAGCGAAACAGATACTGCTGACTGTTTATTTATGTTCCCAAGAACAAAGCTCATTTAGTTACCCCCAAATCCTGCAAGCAGCTTCAGGACGAAGCACTTTTACACCGTACAGAACATCAATACGGCAAGGCATACGGTCATTGTTAATATCGTACTGCCGGACTATTCTCAATGAGATACCGTTGTGAACCTGCCTGGATGCCATGTCAACGCCGCTCGGCATAATAAGATCAGCCGTGGCAAGAGTGATTGCATTTTTCTGGAAAAGAAGGTTCTGAGGATAAACACCATCGCTTGAACCAATAAAGGTCAGGACAGCAGATGCTTGCGGAAATGCGTCAATAGTCGCAAGTGCTTCTCCTGCTGTATACATTGGCGGGTCGATTGCCAGTGTTCCAGATGTGGTAGACGAAATATCTAAGTCGGCAGTTACTCTGAACTGCTGAAGTGCGCCAGTGCTTACTCTGGACTGAGGATTCACGCTGTATACAGCAGCGATTGTGAATACATCACCTTCTTTAAAAGTCGGTGATCCACTGGTAAAGGTTATCGGCAACGTTGCTTGACCCTGTACCGTTATGGTAGCTGCGTTGATCGGAGAAGTAGGGCTTGTTCCGCGAGTATGAGAAGCAATACCCTGACCCATTGCAACCTCATTGAGTCCAAGAATGTTCTCACCCATCATGCCAGATTTGAACTGAGAGCTGATAGTTGCTGTCGGGTTAAAGAACCCTTTCATACCTTCAACGAGTCCAGCATTTGCGGCAGGACTGACAACAGCGCAGCGTCCAGCTTCGTCTGCGTTCATTTCGTTCAACTTCTGCTGTCCTTGAAGCAGTACGAGTGAAGTTGATGGAGTCGTACCAGCGGTTCCAACGGACTGATAAATATTCTTATAAGCCACGCTTGCAATATCAGCCTCAATGGTCGAGGCAAGTTGAGAAATACGGGGCTTCAAGTTTCTGTCTGCGAAATCATCAATATTCATTGCGAGTCCAGCAGTAGTGAAGTTCAGGCCGATATGTTTCTGTGAAGATACTGAAATGGTGGTTGACTGTTCATCATCGTCTTCTACGCCAAGTGCAGCACCATCTGTTACAATCGCGCGGTCAGGAAGTCTTACGCGAAGGTCAGTACCGATTTTTGCACCAGAAACCGCAAATGAATCATCGTACTGGCGATTGACATTGCGAATCAGTGGTGATGCCATTTCAAGTATATCAAGACACTTGAAAGTGATCATATCTATTGTTAAATTTGAATTCGACACTTTTGTTTCTCCTTATCTGAGTCCCTGCGCAGCATAAAGTTTTGCTCGTCTTGCCCTGTCTTTTGCTATCCAGTCAGAAGCAGTCGAATTAACTGTGCTGCGTGGGTCTGTTGTATCGTAGGAAGGAGTGTTAACCGTCCCTGTACCAGCAGGCACAATAGGAGCAGGAGCGTTCGTAGTCTTCACCGTTACAGGGTTAGTTTCTAGTTCACTCTCCAATCTACCAATCGCTTTTGTCTGTTGAACAGGAGACAGTTTAGAAATCCTTTCCGCTTCTTTCAAGTTTGCGCCTAAATGATAGGCCATTTCAGCAGCAATCGGTGATTCCTTAATTGCCAAAGCCATATCATTAGTCATGTGATTGTGTGTATGTGCTACCTGTATGAAATCTGGGTATTTCTCAATCGCCTGGTCTACCTGTTTCTGGTAGTTCTCTTCAACTGCATTAGCTGATCTGAATTGATCTCTGTGAGCTACAATAGCATCTGCTCGTTCTTCTGCTAAAGCGCCTACATACTCTTCTGTACTAGCGAAAGAGTCAGGGTCAAGTTTAGAATCAAGTTGTAACGGTTCAGGTTCAGCAACTACAGCGTTATCACGTTCATGCTGTCTCTGCTGCCTTGCCAAGCGTTTTGTAATAGCCGCCTCAAGTTCCTCTTGAGTAAAGGTTTTTTCTTCTTCTACCGGATCAGTGGCTTCTTCAGTCTCCAGAGTTTCCGTAGGCTCTAGTTCCTGCCCGTCATCAGACGGTTGGGTTTTCCATTCGTTAATGTCAGTTGTGGTATCTACAGGTTCGTCTACGATCTCTTTAACAACTTCCTCGACTACTTCTGGTGCCGCAACTGTCTGTACTCTTTTTCTTCTTGACATAACTTGTCTCCAAGTGCCAGGGATGGTTAAACGCCCTGTACGTTTTTATTAGTCTTTGATAGACCCTTCATGTTGAACGTGTTCTTTAATATATTTTCCATCGTATCTGAACAACTCTTTCACTCTATCTTCGGTAAGTTCTTTCATAAGCCCTGTACGTTTTATTTTATAAAGAACATTCCATTTTCTCTGGCTTTCCCACCTCCACCGAAAAATGTGAAAAAAAACCAATATACTGCTCTGTACTTATGCCCGTCCCTGTATAGCTGTATAGCCAGTACAGTTGATGCTACGAAGTTAGATATTTTCCTACCATCTTTCCAGCGACCAGTCTTACAGAGTTTGTCATGGACGCCCCAGCCATCAGTTTCAACATCGGGCGCTCCAGTAGCCCCATCTGAAAGAAAGCCAAGTTCAACCTCAACCTCGCCCATCCATCTTGGATACTTAAACAGGTTATAATTTAAAGCCTTGTACTTATATCCATCAGGATTATTCCACAGCCTCTCCCACCTTATCCTAGCCATCAGTCTGCCTTTTTATTCCCTTTAAGACCTACAACCCCTTTTACCTCGGAAACAGTTGCTTCTATCTTCGTCAACCTTTGGAACAGCTCAACATGATCCTTGTCTCCTTTATCAGATGTCTTTATCAGGTTGTCGAGTTTGGTATTAATGATGTCCTGCTTTCCTCCACAATATTCTTTATGATCCAGCACAGTTAAAAGACGCTGGTTTCCATTCACATCAACCTGCGTCCCTTCAAGTTTAGCGATACGAGCGCAATTACTCTTCGCTTTGCTCGTCAATCGACCGTACCCGAACACCCCGGCAAGAATGCCTGATACTACCGCCCAGTGATCTGCTATCATCTTTTCAAACATGCCATGTCCTTATTGACGGCAGGGTTATTCCTTAGCGGCTTCCCACTTATTGGCTTCGCCAAATAGCTTTCCGTCAACACTCAGTAAACCGCCAGCAATAGTAGTCCTCCCTTTGAACCCATTTTCCTCCATACATACGGCCAGCTCCCCAAGTGTCCTGTCCACTCCACTTGCGCGGGTCTTACACTCATTAAATGATTCCATTTGAGTGATGCCAACAGGTGGGGTAGAATCAACAATCACAACACCAGCAGGGTCTAACTTCTCTGCTTCATCTTCAATCGTCTTCCCTGCTTTAGCTTCAATAGCAGCAGCCAGTTTACCTTCTGGAGTACTAAGACTAAGATCAATAGGTGTATTAGGCTCGTTACTTTGATCCAGCTTTGAGTCCCCCGACTCAGTAGAAATCTTTGGTGAGATAGTAACATCTCCAAGTGCAGTGATATTAAAAGTATTAGTTGTCTCCACATCTTTGCCAGTCATTGAGGAGCAACCTGCCACACCTAACAGTAAAATCAACAACCATACATTTTTCATAGCTCTCCTCATCTGTCGTGGTTTTCAGGGTCTTCGGCCTGATAAAAAGAGGTGTCGTACCAATTCTTCACACCTTCATCATCCATTATCTCTAACTGTTCATCCGTATAGCCAGAACCCATATACTCTAGTCCAAGCATAGTTCCTGTTTCATTACAGCCAGTACAGTGCATTAGTTCATGCGTTAGTGAATTATTCATTCCATCTTGTATGTACCACACCTTACAATATTCAATGTTTCCATACGGCGCTGGATGTATGTACGCCGCTCCAAAGACTCCAGTTGCAAGCCAGATAGGATATAATTCTGTAATATATAAATCGCCACGCTCCCACATTTCCCTTAAATTAGCTGGTTTATATCCTGTCATAACCCCAAACTTATCACATTCGTAATCATCTGCAAGGGAATCAACTAAGTCTATTACACACTCTAAATCCCCCTGTGGACACGCTTTCCCTATATCGTTTGGGACGTCATGCACAGGAAGTGTTATGGTACATGATGTCATCAGTAAAAGTATTATCAGTAAGTATCTCATCAGGTAGGCTCCGGTTGAATCGTGGCTTGATACGCTGCCCTGGTTATTGCCGCTTCTGCCTGAGTCTGGAAGCCACTAAAATGAGTAACCAGTGCCTTGAGTTGGGCGAAAGCAGGATTGCTTATCACAGAGCCGGTTGCGGGATTCTTGCGCTGGCCGGCAAACTTCAGTTGAAAGCCTGACAATACTTCTTCCCATATAAAGAAATCTGCATGGGTGACTCTTGTTTCATTGCCCTCCTCATCTTCATCTACAGCGTTAGGCCAACCTGTAGGTACAAAGGAGTCGAGTTTTGCCTGGTTGATTATGGGGGAGTAAAACGTGCCGTTATTAACAGGGATCTCGTTGTCGAGACAGTATTGAATTTCTCCATGAGAGAAGTCAGACTCCTTCCAATCCTGCACACTGAACGACTTGGAAAGGGCTTTGTCTCTTAATGCTGCGCTCGCGTTAAGCTGCGCCACGGTTACGGTGACTCTCATAACTGGAATATCCTCTCGATCTTGGTGAGTGCTGCCCCTGTTTGAGCCGCCGAATACAGTGCTAATCTTTTGAGTATGGTTGACCAGAAAAAATAGTCTCCTACTGTTCCTGCTGTCCAAGCGTCTAAGTCTGCCTCGGTAAATTCAACTTGATCTCCGGACCCGTCAAAGAAGTCGTTGGCGGCATCAACAAGTATTGCCCTTGGATCTTTAGGTATGACGTAGGTTACGGGGGCATCGTTCCAGCTTTGCGGTGGGTTCGTTAAAGCATTTCCTAAAGCGTCTAAGGTAGGAGTAGTAGATGATGCTGGAACGTATCGGTCTGCGGCAACCGTGAAGCCATGTTCTACGTTATAACTGCGCCCTGTCCGTGTACCTGCCCATAACGTAGCGAGGGTTGCGCCGGTAATAACTCCCACACGTTCATTGCTGGAAGTGTCGTAACAATTCGGGCTGAGTTTCGCCGCTGTGCCGTCCTCCATCGGGAAGAAAGTACCGTCACTGAGTAGTAACCAGCCGCACGTTCCAGCATCGAATTCAATCTTATTTGCGCCGACCGTTGGGGTTGATGTACCAAGAGAGGAAACAACCGTTTCTGTTCCGATAAGTCCGGTAACTGCTAGATATGCTGTTCCGTCCCATGTCGTACAATTGACGCTCTTGACAATCGGATTGAGTTTGATCGGCCCGTTGTCCAGCGAAGCAAATACACCCGCAGCGGTATAGCCGATACACTTCCCTGATTGGTCAGGATGTGCAGCGATAATGTCACCAGCGGCGTAAAGGTTTGAGCCACCAGTATCACGATATAGGGTTGAGCCGTCTGCTGCGGTATAGCCAAGGATATTAGCATTACTGCCATAACCGTCTTGATGTTCATGGAAAAAATCGCCTACCGTTGCGCCTGTTACCGTTCCGGCTGAAGGGAAGGCTGGTACATAAGCATCTGAAGCACTCGCACCTTTTGAGCCAGGGACGTACAGAACTCTCGCTCCTGATGAGTCGTAAGCAGATAGGTCGTAAATATTGCCGATGAACGGGTTTGCGTGGGTTGTATAATAAGCCCCGACCTCCCGCACCACAAATGGTGTTGTGGCAACCGTATGGGTTTGCTCAGACGTTGTCCCTGCCGCTATATCTAATAAAGACACGGTCAAATTTGATCCTGCCCTTGAAAACGTCACAAAATAGTAAGTGTCTATTGATGCCACAACGGATGTGTATATATCTTCTAAACTGTTTATCAGTGTCCTAAGATAGCCGGATGTGTCTATTCTAAATGCACCCTCGTTATCGGTTACTCCACCAAACAAGCATCTGATTGAAGAGATGTCCGATACGTTAAATCTACAGCTAACTACAAAATCACCTACCAACGTAGTAGTAGGGACGGTGACGTACTCCGAGCCGGTGAACAGCATCGACATGCCAGGCTGCGGAGTCGCGTTGCTGAGTCCTACATTAGACCTTTTTTCTGTTTCTGAATTAGTCGTATCCACATAGTTCCCGCCTGGTGGATATGATAGAAGTCCTGAAGGTGGAATAACCCCTTCCCCGTTCGGTTGTGGCTGGAATATTAGTCCTGTTCCGCTACCAAGCATGATTTTCTCCTAGTAAAGAGCCAGGATATTTGTAGCATCAGTTCCGGTGTCGAGAACTTGCTTTACCATGATAGGAAGAAAGCCGATTACATTCACATAAGTAACAGAAGCTTCATCTTCTCCATGAATAACTGTAACATCACCAGCTACGCCTACGAACAGAGATTTTGTTGTTGCAATGCCAACTGTATCGCTAGGCACTACTGCGGTAGCCGAGAGAGCTAAAGTTGGGATTCCCATATAAGGATTAGCCATTTTGTACCTCGTTAGTGTTTATTTCTTCACCACGGAAGTTTTTTTCATCTTCTATGGCATCTAGTGTTCCTAATACGATATCTTGTGTCTGTTCTGGTGTCATGCTGTCTTGTACAGCAGCAATACGTTTGGTTTCAGCTTCAAAACCCTTTATGTTAATCTCCTGCTGTTCATAACTGTCTTGAACTTTAGCTAACAGTTGCCCCATCTGCTGAATTTCTTCGTTCATTTCCTGCATGACCTGTTCAGCTTTAGCAAGTTCAGGAGAAGGGCCGTCTTCTAAGAGTTCAGGAGGAATTGTTCTACGCAGTCTTTCAGCAAATTCCTGAGCGCCAGGCCAATCGAGTCCTTTAACAATCAAATCACCAACAACACCCCATAGGTCAGGATTACCCTGGACAAGATTACCCATTGCTTCTGCTGCTTCTTGCCGTTTAGTCGTATATCCAGGGCCGGTAGTTACAACGATGTCATATTTACCAACACCAGGGTTGTAGATAGTCTGTAATACTGCTCCGTTCTCATCAAAGATTTCTTTCTTAGCTTCGGCCTGTTCAGGGTCAATCTGGACTGAATCAGGCATCCCGTCCATTCCCATTATCCTTGCTACCCGTTTCGTATCGTAGATTTTAGGAATGAGTTCAATTATCTGACGGGTGGCGTAACGAACCGCTCTGGCGAGGTTGTCTACATAATGATAAGTGCCTGTGTCGGTCTGTCGTTCTCTTGCAAGGATAGCTTTTCCACTTCTTTCATTACTCGTTTGACCTAAAGACGAGTCGTATTGTCCTGTGGTGGACTTAATATCGTCACTTGCGCCCATCTTAGCGGCTATTAAACCGCTCTGTTGCATCGGTGGCATAGAACGAGTAGGAAGTGGTAACGGTGTTCCCTGCCCGTCCTGTACGTCAGAATTTACTTCTAAATAAGGCCAAGGAGTCGTATTAGCTGTTTTCCACTGATGTTCATAGCCTTCAAACTGACCGCCGTAGCCGACAAAAGGTGCTTTCGGAGCGAGAGCAAGCATCTCAGCTTCTTGGCTCGTCCAGTAGTTATACATTCGCTGTGGGTCTTTAGCGTTTCTTATCAGGCCGGAGATATAAATCTTCCCTTCTATCTCGTATTCATTTCCGATTACTCTGATGATAGGGATGAATGAACCAGGCCAAATCTTCTCTTCAAGGATTTCAACACCGTTTATCTTGCACCATTTAATGACTTTCTGATCTGCTATCCTTGTCTGAGTCGGTTTAATCTCCCTAGCTTCAAACTCTTTATCAATCAGACTTCCTTTTTCAACAATTTGATTTTCAGGATAAAGGCGCAATTCGATTCTGTTATGTTCTACATAGAAATATTCAGATACTCTTATTGTTTTTTCACTTATCCAAGACGAAATAGACTGATCGCCTATTCCTGCTTGTTCGATTGTCGAAACTGGTGCAGCGTTAGGATATTTAGCTTCATATTCTTCTTTAATTATATCAGAACTAATGAAACAGTATCCTGCATCAGCACCGCAGGGGTCTTGAATCATTGGGTCCATCTGAACTGAGAACGAGTTCCTAATTCTGCCTATCTTAATCTCCTGATCGAATGAAATATCATCTGCATAATCAGTTAAGATCCGGAAATATCCTTCCCCGAAAGTAACTTGAGATTCGCAAGCTGTATCATAAGCAACGTCAGCGTCAGAAATGTACTCAATATGTCTGATTATACCTGTATAGACTTCTGCTAAATCAGCGTCAGCCTGATCGTTTACGGGGATTACTTTACCTGACGGTCGGTTAGCTTTCTGGTCATTTGTGACCTGTTTAACATGCTGTGGGAGTTTATTTATCGTGAGACAGGGACGGGCAGGAAGTCCTTGCGCTGCGCCTCTTGTTCCTAATACGTCATCAGGCCATTGCCATTGGTTATCAGGAGAACCGGCAAGGAATTTAAGGTCTTCCATCTCGCTATCACGGCTTTCTGAGACAGCAGAAGTAGCAATCTCCATCCGTTTTCTGGCTAGGTTTAGTATCTTTTCTTGCCGTTCTTTTTCGCTCATTTTAGTTCCCCATCCAGGCAGTATTGCTTGTATTTGTTTCCACATGACCACCGCGAATAAGAGTTAATTTAGATTTCTGCTGACCTGGTACTCGTTTCCCACCGAGTTTAGCTGCTCCTCTTCCGAGAAGTCCTAGTACGTCAACACCATCATCAGGAGAACCAGCCGGGAATACGAGAGCTTGACGCTGTAATTCAGCTACCCACGCCGCTCTAGGCCAGAACAGTTTGCCGGAACCGGATAGGGCTATAATAGCTTGAGCATTTACTTCTTTATTGTTCACCGCTGGCATATATTCTAACCGGCAGTTAATTTGTCGCTGTGACATTCTCCTGCGAATAGTCATTTCCATAGCTCTGCGGATTATGCCTGTTTCTGCATACCAACAGAGCGGATTCCAATCGTTTATCATGTCCACTTGTTTCTCAACCCAAACAGACGAGTCTTTCTGACCACGCCACCAATCCAAGAGATAAACCGAACCATCTGGAGCGATGCCCCCAATACCAAACTCAGTCCAATCACCATCATCAGGAGTAACAGCACAGTCACCAGCTCCAATAATCCGTATATCTTCTGGAAGGTCTTTTGAGTCATAGGTCATCATATCGTCTTTTCTGAAGAGTATACCTTCAGCGGGGGCTGGTATCTGCTGATAAAGCGAAGACCAAGTACGTCTGTTGAGTCTAAACTGTTTCCAATGTCGGTCATCGAACCAATCAGGCCAGAGCATTTCACCTGCTTTTCTGCCTAACGGGTCTGACTCTGGTTTCTGACATTCTGCCTGTAGACAGATGACTTTCCATGTATTTCCGTCAATACACTCTACATCGCCAGATTCACCGCTCCATTCTTTAGGTAGAATCTTTCCACACAAATCTTCTTCATTCCAGCGAGTATTTATTATAACAATCCATCCACCAGGAATAAGACGAGTCTTTAGGTCATCATCGTATGCTTCAAAGGTCTTCATCTGGACAGTAGGCGAATCAGCGTCCTGCCTACCTTTAACCGGATCGTCAATTACGATTCCATGCGCTCTGTTACCAGTTACACCACCGAGGATACCGCATGCTATATATTCTGAACCGTTAGCAAGTGAGAAGTTGTCGATAGCTCTTGAGTCAGGACTGAGTTCTGTTTGCAGGATTCCGATAGTTTCTGGAGCTTTTAGGAGTTGTCGAGTCCTTCTACCCATCTTTTTAGCTAGGGTATCACCATAAGAAGCGAGGATTACCCTTCTATTATCGCCGGTTCCTAAGAACCATGCTGGTGCTACGACAGAAGCGTATGTACTTTTCGCAGAGCCTGGGGGAGCCATAATCATAAGGCGACCATACGGGGTTTCCATACACTCCTGCATAGCGGAGAGAATCAGTTTATGATGTTCTGCTTGTTCTGTTTCTATGAGAGGGATT